TACGGTCAGCAGAAGCCGGTCCATGAGCGTGAGGTTGGCACGGTCGAGCGCTTCCGCATCATCACCTCGCCGTACTTCAAGCCGTTCCTGGCTGGCGGCGGCACGATCACTGCGGGCACCTTCCTGTCCAACGGTGGCACCTCCGGCACCACGGCTGACGTCTACCCCATCATGGTGGTGGCTCAGGAAGCCTGGGGCCAGGTCGCTCTGAAGGGCATGGGCGCGATCCAGCCGATCTACTTGCCTGCAAAGCAGATCACGCACGCCAACCCGATGGGCCAGTTCGGTTACGTCGGCGCCAACTTCTACAAGAACGCGGTGCGGCTGAACGAAAATTGGATGGTCAGGTGTGAAGCGGCTTGCTCTGCACTGTGATCTGATTTGACGGTGTGACCATGAAGACTTGCAGTGCCTGCAGACAGACTTTGTCTTTCGATGTGTTCTCAAAGAACCGCAATCACAAAGACGGTTTGCAGTGTCTCTGCAAGGAGTGCCACAAGGCCTATGCGCGTGACTACTACCAGAGGAACAAGGAACGACACCGCGCTTTACAGCGTGCGTGGAAGGCCGAGCACCCCGGGTACGACGCGGAAGGTCAACGTATCCGTGCGGCCAAGCGTCGCAAGGAACAGGCGGACAAAGTGAACGCGCAGACCGCAGCTCGCAAGAGCTATGTGAAGCGCGCCACCCCCTCCTGGGCCAACAAGTTCTTCATTGCCGAGGCATATCACATTGCCAAAGTACGGGAGAGCATGTTGGGCGGCAAGTGGCATGTCGACCACATCATCCCTCTACGCGGCAAGAACGTGTGTGGGCTGCATGTGGAGAACAACCTTCAGGTGATACCGGCTCAAGCCAATATCAGAAAACACGCAACCTTCTCTGCTTGAAAGGAAGAAGATGCCCATTGAATCTGTAAAGCAACGTGTCAACGCCCTCGCTGGCCCCGGCGATCGTCAAGAACTGGCGATCCTGCTGGCGGCCGTGGTCGACGCCCTGCAGGCCGTAGCGGCCAAGCTGGACGCCGACGGCGGCGTCACCGACACGAACTACGCGGCCACCGTGGCCACGTTCGTCATCGACTGAAAGGAACTTCACCATGTCTGACAATCTCTCCCTCTCTTCCGGCTTCACCGCCGGCCTGTCGAGCGGCGCGTGGGCCGAAGGCACCAACGCCAACACGATCCAGAACGCTGCTGCGGTCACCTATGTGATCGACGGTCGCTTCTACAGCAAGGCGATCACTGACAACATCGCGATCAGCTACAGCGGCCCGTCGGTTTACCAGGCGGCTGCCGGCGGTATCCAGAACGTCAACGGCGGCTTTACGGGTGGCGTCAACGGCTCCACCCGGCTGTACCTGATCTGCCTGGACACGAGCGGCGCTGTGTCGATCGTGCCGGGCCAGATCGTGGACTCTGCCGAGCTGGCTGCTGGCCGCGTGGCGCTGATGTTCCCCGACGCGCCCATCGGCGTGTGCCCGGTCGCCGCTCTGCGCATCGCGCTGACGGCTGGCGTGACGTTCACTCCTGGCTCAACCGATCTGGGTGCCGCCAACGTGACGGACACGTTCTACAACCTGGCCACCGTGCCGGCCAACCCGCTGACTGCCTAAGTCGGCAGGGGGTCACCTTCGGGTGGCCCCCACCCTTGAACACCAGGAGACTTCACCATGACCAGTCGCACCGTCAACAGCTACGAGCGCAATCGATCAGTCGCGTCCGAGGACGTGGACATCGTCAACCGGGTCACGCCCGCGGCCGAGGCCTCAGCGCCAGGCGGGGTCGAGATCGACACCGATCGTGTCATCCGCACCGACCAGATCGACGAAGAGTCGTTCATGCGCGACGAGCTCGAGGTTCACTTCAACGAGCCGGGCAACGAGAACGAGCCCAGCTTCGTCGAGGTCAACGTCAACGGCGACTACCGCATGGTGGTCCGAGGCGATACCGCCAAGCTGCGCAGGTATCACATTGCTGTGCTGGCCAACGCCAAGCAGTCGCGTGTGCGCCAGCGCAAGATCGTTGCGCCAGACGGCAGCATGGGCTTCCAAGAGGAGAACGTGCTGTCTTTGACTTACCCCTTCCAAGTCATGCACGACCCGAACCCTCGGATGGGCGTGCCTTGGCTCAAGAAGATTTTGTCGCAGCCGGTCTGATAGATGAACTACCTGCAGCTCGCGCAACGTCTGGCCGTCGAGTGCGGCGTGACTGGTGGCGGCCCGGCGTCGGTCACCGGCCAGACTGGCATGTACGCCAAGCTGGTGAACTGGACCAACGACGCTTGGGTCGAGATCCAGGGCATGCACGACAACTGGAACTGGATGCGCGAGCCGTTCACCTTCGAGACCGTAGCCAGCACTGGCAACTACGATCCGAACAGCGTGACCAACACGGTTACGGGCAACTCGATGACCGACCTTCGGTACTGGTGGAAGGACACCTTCCGCTGCCAGAAGAAAAGCATCGGGGTGCAGGACGAGCAGTGGCTGGTGGAGTGGGAGTACCAGGTCTTCCGCAACACCTACCGCTTCAACGTGCAGGTCAACGGCCGGCCGGTGGTCTTCGCGATCATGCCCAACGACAAGAAGGTCATGCTCGGCCAGATCCCAGACGACGTCTACCAGATCAGCGGCGAGTACCAGATCCTGCCGGTGTCCATGACTGCAAACACCGACACGCCGGCCCTGCCGACTCACCTACACCTGGCGATCGTCTACAAGGCCATGGAGTACTACGGTCTGTACGAGGCCGCGCCTGAGGTGCTGCAGCGCGGCACTACGCAGTTCTCGAGGCTGCGCAATCAGCTCGAGCGGGAGCAGCTCCCTGAGCTGTACCTGGGGAACCCCCTGGCCTAAGTCTTCACCATGGCTCAGGCTCAACTCCCTCGCGTTCAGTACGACCTGATCCGCCTCGCAGGGGGCCTGGACCAGGTCACGCCGACGCTGACCCTGCCGCCAGGCTTCGCGCGCAAGGCCGCCAACTTCGAGTGCAACGTCAGCGGCGGCTACACCCGCATCGCCGGCTACGAGCGTTTTGACGGCCGCGCCAAACCGTCGGCCGCCCTCTACAACATCCTGAACTGCAACCTGACCGGCTCGGTGTCGGTGGGCAACACGATCGTCGGCATGACGTCCGCGGCCACCGGCAAGGTGCTCGCAGTCAGCGGAGGCGCGGTCGTCGTCACCCGCCAGACGGGGACCTTTGTTGCGCAAGAGGGCGTGTCGGTGTCTGCCGTGCAGGTGGGCACGATCACTGAGCTGCAGGGGGTGAGTGCTGACGGCCTGACCGATGCTCAGTACCGCAACCTTGCGGCCGACGAGTACCGCACTAGCATTCAGGCTGTGCCGGGCGCTGGCAATGTCTTGGGCGTGGCCATTTACAAGGGTGACGTCTACGCCTGGCGCAACGCGGTGGGCGGCGCCAGCGCGGCGATGTTCAAGGCCACAAGTGGCGGGTGGGCGGCAGTTGCATTGGGCTTTGAGCTTGCGTTCAATAGTGGAACAGGCACAGCTATCGCCGAAGGAGACACGGTCACTGGGCAAACAAGCGGGGCCACGGGTGTCGTAGCCCGCGTTGTCGTTGAAAACGGCACATCGTGGTCGGGCGCAACTGGCAGGTTGATTCTTTCCAGCACCTCAGGGACGTTTGCCGCGCCGGAGCATCTTCGAGTTGCAGGAACCACTCGCGCGCACGCGGGCGGGGCGGCTACAGCGGTCACACTGGCGCCGAACGGCCGCTATGAGACTGTGGTCGGCAACTTCGGTGGTAATGACACCAACTACCGACTGTACGGCTGCGACGGCGTCAACCGTTCGTTCGAGTTCGACGGCACCACGTTTGTGCCGATCGCCACGACGATGCCCAACGACAAGCCCGCTCATGTGGCTGTCCACAAGCAGCACTTGTTCCTCGCCTTCGGCGCCTCGCTGCAGTTCTCCAGCCTGGGGCTCCCGTACCAATGGGACCCGGTGCTGGGCGCTGGAGAGATCGCCATGAACGCGCTGATCACCAACCTCATCGTCCTGCCGGGCGACCAGTCCAGCGGCGCGCTGGGCGTCTACACCAGGCGCGACACGTCGGTGCTGTATGGCACGAGCGAGGCGAACTTCGCTCTGTCGACGTTCAACACGGGCACCGGCGCGGTGCCCTATACCGCGCAGAACATGGACCAGGCCTACGTCCTGGACGACCGAGGCGTCATCAGCCTGGGCACGACGCTGAACTTCGGCAACTTCCTGCCCGCGTCGCTTACGATGAACCTGCGGCCGTTCCTCGAGCAGCGCATCAACTTGGCCTCTGCCAGTTCCCTGAGCCGAGTCAAAGGCCAATACCGAGTGTTCTTCTCTGACGGCACCGGCATCTACATGACGATGGTCAACGGCAAGCTGCTGGGGTCCATGCCTGTGGAGTTTTTGGATCCTGTGCTCTGCTGCGATGAGGGTGAGGACGCCAGCGGAAACGCCATCTCGTTCTTCGGATCAGACAACGGCTTTGTCTATCAGCTCGACAGGGGCACGAGCTTCGACGGCGACCCCATCGCGGCCAGCGTGAACCTGGTCTATGACTCCATGAAGTCGCCGCGGATTCTCAAGCGCTTCCGCCGTGCGAGCGTGGAGCTGGCTGGGAACTACTACGCCGAGATCCAGTTCGGCTACGACCTTGGCTACCGCAGGTCGGAGATCCCGCAGCCGCTGGACGCCACCTACGAGACCGACCTGAGGTCAAGCTACTGGGACTCGATGATCTGGGACAACTTTGTCTGGGATGGTTCGGATGTCACACCGTCGGAGATCGAGGTCAGCGGGACAGCCGAGAACATCGCCATCCGCGTCTCCTGTGCTTCGGACCTTTTTGAGCCGTTCACGGTGAACACCATCATCGTTCACTACACAATGCGCCGAGGACTTCGCTGACCATGCCGAACAGCTTTTACAACCACGGGACCTATCCGACCCCGAACTCGCCCGGATCGTCGGCTGCGCTGCGTGCGGAGCTGGAGGCCATCACCGACGGCTTCGACCTGATGCCGACTCTGTCTGGCAACGGCTACAAGGTGGCCATGGTCAACAGCACGGGTACGGCGCTGATCGCCAGCTCGGCTCTGCAGTCTCTGGCTATCACCAGCTCCACGATCGACAGCACGCCGATCGGCGCGACCACCCGGGCCGCCGGCAACTTCACCACCCTCAGCGCGACCGGCGCGGCCTCTCTGGGCTCGTCTGTGACCATCGGTGGTGGGGTGATCAATGCCACGACGATTGGGGCCACCACGCCCTCATCTGGCGCCTTCACGACCCTGTCTGCGTCGGGTGGCATCACCGGCACGCTGACCGGCAACGTGACGGGCAACGTCACCGGCAACGTCACAGGCGACTTGGCCGGCAATGTGACCGGCAACGTGACCGCAGGCTCCGGCACCTCGACGTTCAACAACGTGACCATCAACGGCACGCTGGACATGAATGCCGGATCGATGGGCACGATCACTGGCCTGGCCACGCCGACGCTGGACAGCGACGCGGCCAACAAGGCCTACGTCGACACGGTGGCGCAGGGTCTGGACGCGAAGGCAAGCTGCCGGGCTGGCACGACGGCCAACATCACGCTGTCGGGCGCACAGACGATCGACGGCGTGTCTGTGGTCGCTGGCGACCGGGTGCTGGTCAAGGACCAGTCCACGGCCTCGGAGAACGGCATCTACGTCGCGGCCGCGGGCGGGTGGAGCAGGGCGGCTGATGCCGACACCTGGGCCGAGCTGGTGTCGGCCTTCGTGTTCGTCGAGGACGGCACGGCCAACGCCGACAACGGCTACGTCTGCACGGTGGCCGCGGGTGGCACGCTGGGCTCGACGTCGGTGACCTGGGTGCAGTTCTCTGGCGCTGGCCAGGTGACGGCCGGCACCGGCATGACGAAGACGGGCAACACCCTGAACGTCAACACCGCGTCGGCCTTGCGCATCGTGGTGGGCGCCGACGAGATCGACCTGGCGGCCACCGGCGTCACGCCTGGCACCTACAAGTCCGTGACGATCGACCTGTACGGGCGCGCGACCGGCGGGACCAACCCGACCACGCTGTCCGGCTACGGCATCACCGACGCCTACACCAAGACCGAAATCGACTCGATCTTCGGCAGCACGACCAGCGCTGCGGCCTCTGCGTCTGCCGCAGCGACCAGCGCGACCAACGCATCCAACTCCGCGACTGCTGCGTCTGGCTCTGCGTCTGCTGCGGCCACCAGCGCCAGTGATGCGGCGGCCACTTACGACTCCTTTGACGACCGCTACCTGGGCAGCAAGACCTCCAATCCGACGCTGGACAACGACGGCAACGCGCTGCTGACGGGTGCGCTGTACTGGAACAGCGTGGCCGGCGAGATGCGCGTCTGGAGTGGGTCCGCGTGGATCGCCACCTACTTGCCTGCCGCGGGCTACCTTCAGTTGTCTGGCGGCACGATGACGGGTGCCATCACCTTCGCGGGTGGGCAGACTT